GTAAGTAGTGCTAAGTCATTAGCTAAGGTGAAGCCAGGCAAGTAACGCTTCTTGCCGTCTTTGGCAACGTAATAGTGCTTTCCGCCTTTGGCAGTACCACTTTGCATCCAGAACGTTTGGCGTAAGTTAGCGCCCTTGTCGGTCTTAAGATGGGTTTCCAGTGCTACTGCACCAGATGGGGAAGTCCTTAGAAAAGCTAACTCAATAGTTAGGTTGTAGACGTTGGACTCTTCGATGCGGGTAATACCGCCAATAGTGTCTTTTTCGACTTCAATTGATTGGTCGGTACGTAGTGAAGCTAAACTCATATAATTTTCCTTTAGTGTTAACTGTAGTATTCTCTAAGGCGATCAAACACCTGTTGAATATCATTATCTATAAATGTTTCGGGGGTTTCCCACATACCTAATGGCGCACGAACAGACAGTCCGACAGTGCCCTTAGTTTTTCTAGTCTGAAAAACGTACTTGTAGCCAAGTGTCTTTTCTTCCTCAGAATAATGTAGAAGCGGGTTCTCGTATAAAGCCAAGTCCTTAATACCTACTGACTTAGCAGCAATAACGCATGAAAAGTAGCTTTCTACGCCATTGTTCTTTAATGCGCCTTTGATGGGTACGTGAGTATCCATGCGCATTTCTTGCTCGTTGAGTACGTCAAGATGGTGTGCAATGAACACAACGTTCTTAGTTGAACGGGTTACGTGTTGCTGCATTAGTCGCTTAAAGAATTGAGAGTATTCGCCCCATGCCTTCATGGTGTTTGCGCTGTTAATAACACGAGTGGACTCAAACATATCCATCAAGTAAGTTAACGAATCAACCACGATTGTATGAACGTCAGGCAGTGTCTCAGCATGTTGAAATGCTTCTTCTACCTGAGCGGGGTCTACGATAGTGAACTCTTTAAATTTACTACGAAAAGGTAATCGCTTACCTGATTCACAGTTTAAGTACATCACGCCTTCAGGTTGTCTCAGGCTCATTAATGAAGCTGATTTTCCAGAAGCCGCCTTACCGCCTAGTAATACTAGGTGGTCATTGACTGCAGTAGTCATTGGTTTCTCCTTTTTAGATTAGTCACCGCAAAAGGACACGGATGTGTCCCTTTGTTGTACCATACAGGTTATTTACAGCACCCTTGTTGTACCCTGAAAACGCTGAAAGCCTTACAGGGCAAGGGTTGTTGTACTGTCGTACCCTGATAGGGGGGACAGGTACTAGGCAGCTCGCTTTTGAATGGCTCGCTGCGCAGAGACCATAATGGTCTGGTGAATTTCGTCATCTGGTAACTTACTAGCCAACTTACTATTGAGAGCGTGTACAGCCTGCTCAACTTGCATGATGGTTTGTCCGCCATCGACGAGCAGCAAAGCGTACTTGATAAGCTGATTAGAGCGGTTGCCGTCCCCGGTATTGGAAATAAACCAACGTTCCAGGTTTGTTAACGAGTTCTGATCAAGTAGTTGTTGCTTACGCTCTTCGTTCTTAGTGGTTTTAGGAATGAAAGGTAAGCTGTCAAACAGTGCTCCGTCATTTGAGGTGACAGACCCAGCATGTGATAACCACTTACGGGCACGTTGGCCTGTTTGATCATCAACTGCAAAGGGAAGCCATTCATAAACATTTTGCATAAACTCTTTGAAATCGTCACGGTCTAACTTAAGCGTGTATTTCATCGGTAAGATCATGCGGAAGCGGTCTTGCCCATTTTCACCGTGGCGCTTAGTGGTGTAGAACATAGCACGGTAGTCTTTAAACAGTTCCTGAGCAGTGCTCAAGGGCGTTCCACCATCTACGTCAATCACGACTAGGTTAAATCCTTGCTTTGATTTCTCCTCACAACGATGTCCTTCTAGAACATGATGAGACACCCAGTGATAACCATCAGTTTGGGTTAACTGTTCTAGTTGTTCCCATGTCACGGTTTCATTGAGGTAGTTATGAGCGACATGTGTTGAGTAAGACACAGTCAGTGCATTAGTATCAGTTTCCACTAGGCTCTCACCTGTTAGAAATTCAATACCGTCACGAAAAGACTTCTTGATAATGATGTGGTTCTGATACCCGTATGCAATCGCATTCGTCAACATGTCATTGCGAATGTTCGCTGCTTTAGGATAGAACGGTAGGCACTCAAGTAAGTCTGCGTGAGTCAAAGGACGCTTCATTTCACCTAGATACTTAGCCAGTTTGATGTACGGACCTTCACGCGTTAATAAGCGATCCAGTTGATCACCAGAATCTTCGACAACAGCAATGGCTTGGTATAGATGTTCTTCTTTAATCTGGGCAGAGCCTTCTATGAATGCGTAACTGCCCGCTAACTTCAATGCTTTAAAGTGACGGTGTTCGAGTTCGGTCTTACGAATAATGTCGAAGTCACCTAACTTATCAGCACGGTCACGGCAATGTAATGAGTACTCGATGTGAAGAATTTCTTCGTCCTTGTCGAGTAGCAATTGCTTCTTGAAGTTCACTTCACCTGATAGGATACGCAGGCGTTCAGCAAGGTTAGCAACAAAAGCATAGCTTTTAGGATCAGAGCGCTGTGCTTGTATCTCACGAGCAGTTAACGTCAGATCACGCTTTACTTCACGGCTAGAGGAAAAGAGACAGCGTCTTGCATAACCCTTCTCTAGCATAGAGTAGAACTCATCCTCGGTGCGGCTACCATCCAGTAAACTGGACGGTGTACCGAAAGCGAGAAGGTTGCATGGCGTTGAGCCCTTTACCTCAGACAGACGGACATTTTCTTTGGTGTTTTTAACCAAGGACTCTTTGATCTGACCTTTGTCGTAAAGCTCTAGGAACTTACTAAAAGCATCCGCATTTGCAGTTAAATTGTCACCGATCTCATCCATCTCAAAGTTGAGTGAACCTGCCTGTGCCATGAGTAACTTGTGACGCAATTGCTTAAGCGCAGGGGCGGTAGCAGAGTCAAAGGCGGATAGCCACTCACCAGACTGCTTAAACTCTGCATGCACAATGTCTAATTCTGCATTGGAATCTGTACTGTGTTTAATGGCACGTAAATTAGCAATTCTAGCCAGGTTACGTTGTGCGACTAGCGGTAGAGTTTCGTCCTTAAAGCGATCATTAAATAGACAAAGAACTTTGTCTTCCATGAAGGTACGGGACTTGCCTTTACCTGCGCCTGAAGGCGCTAGGTTAATGGCGTAAATGTTAATGGGCAGGGTAGTGTTGTTGTGAAGTAGGATCTCAGCACGCATAGTGGAGGCTACTTTGGCAAAATAGTAGGAAACAAGCATTCGGAAGAACATGGGATCTTCGTTCTCACAGTGCTGCATGAGCACTTTGACAAGATCTTCTGAGGTTTCGTTATATTTGCACAGACTAGGTTTGAAATATTCTAATTCGCGCATGATTCTCCTTTAGGATTAAGTTTTAATAATTAGCTCGCCTGATGCAATGTAGCGATCTTTTTGTGTGCATACTGTGAATGCGTCGCAGTATTTGCACGCCGTTACGCTGCCAGGGAACTCACGAACAAAGCCACCATTTAGATTAGCAAAAGCATATGCCTCTGCTGCGTTTGTATGTACCTTAGTAGCGCGTTTGGCTTCAGGCTTCTTGTAGTACTTCCAGACTGTAGGCTTACGCCACAGATCCTCTGGGCTACACTCAGGTATCTGATCTTCAGGTGAGTCAGTAAACTGTTTAATCTGTGCAAGTTTGTTCCGTATATAGGCTTCTGTCTCAGCACTGGATTTCAGTGGCAAGACGTATTCCAACATAGGTGTTTTAGGGTAATTACTAGAGGCTGCTGCTTTAGCTGCAGACCAGTCTTTAAATATGAATGCGATAGCCATTTCATTACGGGTAATGATGTCTGGATTAAGCCAACGGTAAATAGAACCTTGAAGAATGTACTTGTCATCATTGGTTTTATTTAAGTAGGTGTAAGTGCCTGTAGACTTGAAATCTTCCAGCCGTCCATCACCTACAAAGTCGAATTTACCAGACACAATAAAGCCGTCTATTTCGCGCTCTGAGCGCTGTTCTAAATAGACTGGAATAGTGTCAGGGTGTACTAACAAATCGTCTTCAGAGGGGTTTACTCGCACTCTGGATATGACCTTTTCAGGAATACCTAGGCGTGCCATATTCTGCGTGTAATTAGTGACCCAAGCGGACTCAATCATGTCGTGAATCGCTGATCCAATGCGGCTTGCTGCTACATCGGCAATGTCAGAGATACGGTCTTCTTTAAGCACTCGTTGAGTAAGTACAGTTTGCCGTACTGGGCGCATTAAGGAAGTGGCTGAGATCTGGTTAAGACGTGCATCATGGTCATAGGTATCGTGGGTTAGCCATACGGCTAATGACAAAGGTAAATTTGCCCTATTAGTGAAGGTGGCAGTCATTGACTTGCTCCATTGAATTTTTAAACCACAAAACCCAACGGATGTTGGGCTATTAGTCTATGAGAAGAGGGTGTTAGAGGGGGTTAGTTTTATGCACGCCGTGTGACGGCGTTCCAATATAGCTGAGCATCTAATTGCTCACGGCATTTAACAAAGTGTGGGTTAAGAAGAAAAAGATGAACCTCATCGGTTGATCGCTCTTCTAGCGATAGCAGCGAAGTGGTATCTTTTTTAACATTCGCTATTAAGTCGTGTGCTTTGATCTGCGCACAGTGTCGCATCTGGACTTTATACTCTGCAGTTCCTATTTTACACTTTCTAGGTAAAACAATCCGGTTGGCGTCATCTCGATGACGTATCATTTCAAGAAAAAGAAGTTGTGCTCCTTTACTTAGTTTTGTGATAGCTTCTAGCAAGTCGTATCTTGCTTTCTTTTCTGTGGTACTAAACTCACCTACTGCTTGGAATCTACCAAAGCTGTTACGCTTTTGCCTCGATAATTGAATACTTGTACCAGGAGGTACAAATAGAGGTATGGCGTCTGATTTAATTGGCATTAATGTCCTTTTTATTCTACAATTACTGTGGATTATTCGTCTTTAATCTACTATTTTAGTGGATTATTAAAATCGTAAGTCCTTGATTTTAAAGGGTTTTTTCTAAAAACTGACCGTACTATATATAGGGAGAAATTACCCTTAATTGTCTCCAGAAAAAACAACACTCTCTTATAGATCTTGTAAAACACTCTACTTATAACACCCTCTTTATGTCACGGATGTGACAACGTGAAGGGAAGTAGTACGTACTCTTCCTCCCTAGATCGGAAGAGCACTTCC